TGCCGTAACGTTTTTCGCCACAATTTCATCTATATTCTCTGGCAGAAATTCAAATGCTCCCATGCGCGAAACAAAGTCTCGCGTGCCTTCCAGAATGCCCAGCGCGTCGGTGTCAAAATTCGCCAATCTAACAATCATGGTGGCGTCGTTACCGTTATGCGTGGCGCGATGGCGCGAAGGGTGAACGGCGCAGGGTCATCGCTTTGAAGAACAATCCGCGTATCCGTTTCCCAATCACCGTCAAACTCGACGAAACGTTCGCCTGTGAATAACGCAACGCCTGTATCCATTGAATCGCCGACATTTCGGAAATCCACTTCTGTTAATGCCTCTAAGGAAGGCCCAAAGCTGATTGTATGGCTGTTCAAAACATCAAACGTAACTCCGTTGACGCTCTTAGTCGCACCTACAGCCGTTCCGGACGGGTTGCCTTCCGGCACCTTTAACGTTTTGATCGTATGCGTGTAAGCAAGCCCGACCTGAACAACTGAGGCCGAAGCCCCAAGGGTAATTTGACCGCTGGCAACCGATGCACCTGGTGCAATCGAGCCATCAGCCCAAACTTTAACGGCGGATCCTTCTAGGTGATCCAGTCCCGTTATCGTGGTCGCGGCGGTCCCATCATAGGTGATGATGGAGTCTGCGTAGTATGCGTCCTCTTGGTCGTCGCCGTCTTCGTAATCTCTCTCTAAAACTTCAATATATCGGGTTGTCGATCCGTTAATTGTGCGCTTGACCTGAACCCACACCTCATCACGGGCCGATGAATCTTGAACCTGTCCGCTACCATCTGCGCCGGGTATAACCACAACACTCTCTACAACAGCGCTTCCAGGAATGAAGCCCTGATCCAGAACCGGATTTGTTGAGTAAACAGTCGTTGCTCTGCCGCGAATGTAATACAACGCCCCGCCCGTGCTGAGAACGCGAGGTTCCCAATCTGTCGGCATTGTCCAGGTTACGGCAAGATCATCAGCAGCAGCCGTTGTGAAGCCCGATGTCTCGTCTGTTACGTCAGATAAAGCCGTCCAAGCTGTTCCGTTCCAATATTCCCACGCTACCACGCCACCGACGCCAGCGGTGCCGTTCGCATAGTCAAATACAACCTTTGAAAAAGGTGTCTTTTGCCCTATTGCGACATAATCGCCAACAGACTCACTGCCTGGGAAAACAGACCAATCAGCGTTGGTTGAACTATTAGCGTCCGTTGTTTCATCAACAAAGCCAGATGTGCTGTCATTAACCTGCCAAACTTGTGGCATCGTGCTATACAGTTCACCGCCTATGATCGACCGAGCCCAGCCCACAACGTCTTCGTCTCGGCGATAAGTCATGGACAACAGCACGCCATCGTCACGAACAGCCCATATCAACGAGTTTGGTTCCTCTGCAAAATCCAATTCAACCATACCGCCGCGCGTGATGTGTTCTGCAAGCCGAGTCATAGATGGGGCCGTGAAACTGTCTGTCTCAAAAGCAAACCCAAATTCGCGCAGGTTTCTCTTTGCCCGCTGCACGAATAAGACAACATTGCCAACCCGTAAGGGCTGAATCTGTGCCGAACCATGTTTTGTTTGTCGACGTACCGTTATGTCTGTGGGGGTTAGAACTGCACCAACAGCCTTTGGTATCCACTCCCCACCTGATGTGCCTATTGCAAGCGCATCTTCGCCCGCAGAAAGCCATCTAATTCCGTTTACGTCGTCCGCTGATATTGTGTAATCAAGCGAGTCATCGTTTTGAACCGTCTCATCCCAATTGCCAGAAGTGTCGTCGGCGCTGTCAGGTGAATAGTTCTCGAAATCACCCGTTTGTGACGCCCAAAACGTCTGAGGCTGTTCCGAGGTTGCTGCGACATAAAGGCGCTGCTCAAAGAATGTTGATATTTGCGGGTACCCGGTCGAACCTGACCAAGATCCTAATTTCCATCGAACATCAGCATTTGTGCTGCCAAAATCGCGCTTGATATCAACACTTACTTGCGTTGTTGACGCCCGTGCGGTGATGATCCCCCAACCCCAATCGATCCCAGAGGCAGGATTGTCGATACGGATAAGCCGCCCAACGTCTGTGGTCTGAAATCCTGTGTCGTTATTGATGCCGAGCGTTGAGGACGCTGTTACAGTGATACCGATCCCCGTCGTCGCTGCTGGTGTCATCGTCGTTGTGGTGTCGTTTAACGCCAGATACGGCCCGTCTTGCCACGCAACCTCTACAAATGACCAAGAGTCATGGTCATACCGCTGTAGCTTGTATGTCGGGTAGCTACCGTGGAAAAAATACAGCACGTCTGCCGACTGAGGCCCTTCAACAGTGTAAAGATCAGCTTCTCCGTACGGCGTCGTTAATTCTATCGCCGCATTATCAATGAAAACCACGTCATCGACGCCTAATGCCTTGTCGGCATCACTTCGAAACCCGATGTAAATGGTCGTTGCCGAGGCTGTGAATGTGTATGTGTGATAGCCAACCTCAAACGACACATCGTTGATGATCTGCGTGCCACCGTCAGACGTGCCGATCCGTAGGTAAACCTTATCTCCTGGAGAACCGATAACGCGGAACTGCATCGTGTATTTTGCAGTGTCTGTGATCGATGTAACTGTTTGTTGCCGCCATGCGAACTCCGTCCCATCCCCTAAAAGCTGCATATAGCCAGCAGCATTCCACGTAGAAGCCGCCGTGCCGCCCGTGTCTTTATCCGTCCATCCTGTCAGGTCGGTTGCGAAGGTCCCGTTCGATATGGACCCTGTAATATTCTCGGCGAGGATTTGGCCTTGATGCCGACCAAACCGTAGTGCATTAGCACCCATTTCAAGCACATACGCTTGCGTGGTTGAGAACTGGAACCGCTTAAGCCTGCCCCGTACAGACGCCGTTTTTGCGGCCCAAGCGTACCTTGTGGCAGACCGACGCATTAACCCGCCCTCTGATAGAGGTATGCAGTTGATGACCGTTTCTAACCCGCTCCGGTACTTGGCAAAGTCAGTCCTTGCCCAAAGGCGCGGGCTTAGTTCCCCAGCGTTAAAACTCGGCTGATAATCGCTTATTCGTGTCATCGGGGCCAAGCACCCCGGCTTGAACCATGACGAGAAGTGGCCCAAGAACCGCGAGGACGCGATTCAGGAGTTGCCCCCATGCCGTCCGAAGATTTTGCCCGCATCAGGGCTGTATCAGCCTCAGACCTTAGCTGGTCCTCCATCGTATTAGAGTTTGCAATCGACACCGCCACGGATCGGGCAAGTGCAACGATAAGTGCCCACTGAAAATCAGCCGGCATGACATTCGGATCTGATGCATCAGCGATATACCGCAGATAGACCTGATCAGAATTGGCTAAAATACAGCGTTGATTGTCTACAATCTCCTCTCGGAACGGCAAGCCAGCCGACCCACTATCGCTATCCGACACGCTAATTGTTCGCAGCCAATCCGCTGGCAATGGATAGGCATAATCGTATGCCGAAACGGGTGTGGTCGATGACCTTGCGAGTTTTAATTGTTTGGTCGCGAAGTTCCAGTTATGGCGGCGCAATAGATCATCACGGACAAACGGATACTGAATTGCGATACGGTTTGCGTTCTTCGATCCGTCTGTGAATGACGTAATCGTAGACGCGCCAATCTTGGTCAACGCTGCATTTGCAATGTCTGTTTCAGATGCCATTAAAAAACCCCGCTTTCGCGAGGCTCCCGTTCATTAAAATTGTAGGTTGGTGTTAGGTGCCGCAGGGGATGCCTGCGTTCTCGTCGTAGGGCAGTGCTTCAGTTTTTTGGCGGCGGTAGTTCTCAACAACGCGGCTGCGATACTTGTCTAGAAGCCACTGAGGCCAACTCGTGTGCTTAAACTTTGTCTCCATCACGCGGCCTCTAGGAACTTAGTTGCTTCTGCTTTATCCGCAGATTCAAACAGCACCTCATCACCTTGAATGACTTGGTGTACTTTCTTGCCGCCGTTCCATTTGACGATAGCTTTGTCCGTCGCGTCGTCGGTGACATTGGCAACATGCGCCA